ACAGCAAACTTGTTAAAAGAGAAACTTATGGGGAAGGAGAAGAATTTGAAGGCGAAGAATACTATATCGACCCTTCGAAAGTGATCGAAATTTACCACGACGGGGAACTGGTGGATTATAAAACTCTCAGTTACTCCGATCAGAATTTCGTGGACAGTCTTTTAGATTCTTTCGAAGAGGGATATAACCAGCTTGAAGAGGCTAACGGAGAACTTACAGAGGTAATGACTCAGGGTGTATGGAAGCTTATGCGAGAGGCTGTCAGAGCTTAACAACTATAAAAAGGACGGGATTTAATCTCCCGCCCTTTTTTCACTTTTTAGCCGTTCTACAACAGCTGTGTACTCTTTCGGGTATATGGCCCGTATGGCTTCCATGTGTTCATTCATGACGAATATAAGCGCATCTACAGGCACACTGTAAGCTGCCTGAGAGAATTCGCTCTGAGGCTCGCCTGCGACTATCTGGCGCGGATTTGAAGCATAGCTGTATTCGTCTATATTCCTTGTCCGTTCCGGCTCTCTTCCATTCTGAAGCCCGTCACGGACCGTATAGAGGCACGCCAGTTTTTCGCAAACTGCATAATTTGTGCCGCCCGCTTCAAGCTTCGCAATTTCAGCATTAATCTCGTTCAAATCCACGCCTTTCACCGCCTATCCCTGTAATTCTTCCAGTGCCCTTTTCAAAGACGCTCGATCGGTCTGAGAAAGGTCGTCACGATCCATCATGTCTCTGATCTGGTCAGACAGATAGTCACGACATCTACTCATTTCTCGTCCGTCTCCTCTGGAATAATGACCTCGAACATAGTGACGTCCTCTGTTCGCATAACTCATGCCTCTGTCGTCCATTCGCATTCCATCACGGGCATATGTGCCGGATGATCTCCAATCGCCGTCCATGGAATAGCCGTTATCATCAATATACATGATTTTTTCAATGTTCTTGACGGTATCAGTAAGCTTATGCACTGTCTCAAGGTCTCCGGCACTCATTTCGCCCTTCTTCGCAATCTCATCCAACTCTTTGCAGAGCATTTCTTTCAAATCATACAATGTATTTTTGTTCATTCTTCACACCTCCGTTACGCAACACGTTCAACGATCATGTTTGCGTTGCTGATATTAATACCCTCTGTAGATGTATTTTCGAGCGCAACCGTCACGCAGCATCCTCTAGGGACGTCGATATAAGCTGCAACATAGACGTTGAAAAAGTTTTCTACCGCAGCCGGTGTGACGATCGCAGTTGCTGAATTAAGAGGCTCCCCGTCAATCGCAAGAGCCACGGAGATAGCTTCAACTGTGCCGCCTGTAGGTATAGCGATATTGCCTCCAAAGCCGACTCTATAGCGGGCCTTACACTGATTCGTCGTGCCTCTTAGTGTTACGATGCCGGCACCCTCTCTGTGAACAATGCCGCATCCACCTTTTACCGCTGTCTCTGTAAGAGGAAGGTTCTGGCCAGCGGCGACTAGAACTGTATTAGAATTTGTATATTCTGCCATTTTTTCACGCTCCTTTAAATAAAAAGTGGCAGGGCAACACCCCGCCACTTAAGCAGTATCAGCGGAGGAGTGCTGACCATGTCGATATGCGACAAGCTGCCTTATGTCATTATTCAATTAGCATCCGCAGCCTGTGCCGCAGTTGCCGTACTGATAAGGTGCAGGAACCGGGAATGCCGGAACAGGTCTTGGATTGTAGTAAGCAAACTGGCCTGTCATGTACGCTTTAAGCGTATCATTCTGAGCCGCCTGACTTGCTGCAAGCTGTGCTGCAAAAAGCTGCTGGCTCTGCTCTGCAATCTTCGCATCCTTCGCTTCAATTCTCTGTGCGGTCATAGCATCTAGAATGGCTCTTGCATTGGCGTTCTGATTGTCGATGATATCTCTTGCGGCTGTATTGACACTCTGTCGTGTCTCACAAGACTGCTGTGCAAAGTTGTAGTTCACGCCATGAATAGCTTCTCTTGTCTCACAGCAGCAATTAGCCTGCTGCATCTGCATAGCATTAAGCTGCTGCATTAATCCGGCCTGCTGATTGGCTCTTGAAATCTCAGCAGACATGAAGCCGTTGCTCAAATTCTGCTGTACCCCGTTCACAAGCTGAGCCTGTCCGTAGAATCCGTCGCACAAGCCATTGTTGACGTTGTCAATTTTTCTTTCAATGTTCGCGAAGTCGGATGTCAGGACGTATCCGTCTACTACTCCGCCACCGTTTCTGTTGCCTCCGAAGCCGTTGCCGCCCCATCCGCAGAAAACGAAGAGGAAAAGGATAATAATCCACCACGCACCGCCGTCGCCCCATGTTCCATTGTTGTTATTGCCTGTCACCGCCGCAAAGTCGGCAGGGGTCATTTCACTTGTTGTTAAGCTCATTCAAACACACTCATTTTTTATCTATTAAACCATTGGCCATGATTTTTTCATTTATGTCCCATTCCACCCATGATGGACTGGAACTGCTTTGCCATCGACTGTAGCTGATTCAACTGATCCTGATTCATTTGACCACTTTGCAAAAGGTTCATAACCGCCTGCTTCGGGTCTCCCGTGAAAGAGTTTTTGAACTGATTGAACTGCTGTATCATCTGCATTGGATTATTCGGAATCTGCTGCATCATTTGTCATCGCTCCTCTCTTTTCAAGAACGCCGACGCGCTCTTCTAGTGACTTAAGCTGTTTCTCTATAACATTATCCGCATCCGTCCGTTTAGGCTCTGGATTCGGAGTCTGTGCACCTTTTCGGGTGTATTCGAACACTTCCATATACGGTTTTCCCGTCTGATCGGCTCTCTTTTCGTAGAATACCGGGGCAGTGCTGTCCCACAATCGAACAAATCCGTTCGGTGCTACTAGATAGGCCTGCGCTGCTCCCTCTCCCTGTACCCAGATTCGTTCATCTGGATTGTTCGGTTGCTGCTGAACCGGTTGATTCATCTGGTTGAATGCGTTCTGCATCCGAAGCTGACTCAGCTGATCAGGAACAGGTGGATTGTATCCGCCGCCGAATTGCGGATATTGCGAATAACTATTCATGTTCATATTTCCGTAAGGGTAATTCATGCGCTCTCCTCCTTTTTATGCCAATAATACAACGGGATTTCTTGCCCGGAATCCCATGTGTCGTACCAATCGCCGTTGACTAGTGCCACTACATGCCCGGACAAGGCTAGTATGTAAGTACCTTTCTGATGCTCTCTGGCGAAATCTGAGACGGTATATATCTTACCGTATACGTCTGGAACCATATTCCTTGAAAATCCTATATCTAACAGATATGCGCCCCATACACTGTTGGCTGACGGCATATCGGACATTAACAGACCGTACAAGCACAGCTGCACATAAGTGTATTGCCAGCTCTGATCTGTCGCCTTACTGATTGCCCGAACTGTACAGTCGCCGACTCTCGCTGCTATCGGATTGGGGTTGTATCGCTTATACATCGGCATCCCCCTTTCTACTCTATATTTAAGCAAAAAAATATAGCGTATCCAACGAATCAGATACGCTATATTTACGCATATTATTTATTTTTTAGCTCTTTTGCATAGGCTACAACCCAAGGGATTGATAGTAGCTTGTCCGCGGCATTGTACCAGATTTTCTGAACATTACGAACTGAAATGTCCATCACTTCTGCCGCCTTTTCCTGTGTATAACATTCGTCCAGAAGAAGGCTGACAGCCTCTTTCTCTCTTCTGTTCAGCCGTGCCCGAATTATCGCAAATTCGATGATCTGGCTATCCCCGCAATCCCAGAAGTATTTAACCAAGCTTCTATCCATGCTTTTTTAATGCACAATATACAAGACACACGATGTTGAAAAAGGCTGAAAGAGTAAGAGCCTTTTTTAATCGTATATTGTGCTTCTCTGAATGAATAGCGGAAGATAATGCATCTTCTAGCAGCATTTCCTTTGCTTTTTTCATATTCTTGTTTACTTTCTGACAGTTTTTGCTTTTCTCAAACAGGATGGTCCGAATTTCAGATCAGTTGTCTCTCCCTCTGCAATCTGAAACGCCTTAATAGCTGATACAGTCCTTCCAAGGCATTTTCCGTCTACTCTGTCCTTGTATGTGCCATACCACTTCAGAAACAGCTGCACCTTCTTAACTTCTGATCCAGTGTCACCTTCACCGATATAGCCTTTTGACGGAAGAGTAGGGAACTCGCCTGTATAAGCCTTCTTGCCAGATTTTTTCTGTACGATCCAGATGACGTTGGTATCGTATCTGAGCTTTTCAGGGCTGAAATATCCTGTGTTGTTTCTTGCACCAGAATCACGAACATACAGCTTTCCGTCCTTGTAGTCCGTGATGGCTAAGTAATGACCGCCGGATGTCCAAAAATTGTCCTTTGCCCCGTTGACCTTTCCGACCGTCAGGAACACGGCCCACCAATCACCTTTTAATGACTTCATCTTAGCCATTGCGTTTTTCCAGATTGTGCCGCCGGAATGTTCTGGTTTGTAATATCCAACGACGTCGAAGCCGTAATGTTCAAAAGCAGCAGTTACGCCGGCACGGGTCGTACCGGATGAAAAGAAATCGCCGTTTGCGTAGAGCCACTCGGCAACCTTTTTTGGGGTAATGTCCTTGACCAGATTGGCAACGATGGATGCAATACTGCAAGGGCCACAGCCAGAAGCAGCCATGGAAATTCCATGCAGTGTTCCCCATTCTTTCTGTTTAAATGTCTTACTCATATCAGTCTATCTCCTTTCTATTCTGCTTCTACTTCCGGAATGCCTGCAACACTTGTCAGGATGCTCACCAATCCAGCCATCACAGCGCCAGAGATGATCATCTTCCAATCTACAGCAGTGATGAACGCGTTAGTCCCGATCAGTGCCACAGCTGTCTGGGCCATCGTCTTGATAGCTCTTACCCCGGCCGCTTTGAACCACTTAACTGTATTTACATCGGGTTTTAATACGCAATTTTTAAACATTCTATACACGCTCCTTTTCCTCTAAATCAGCTATTCGGTGGTTGGCTACACGGACTTTTTCGTCCATTGTAGCCATCTGCTTCTCTAACGCATATGTACGTTCGATGATGCTGTTATGTTTGTCAACTCGCTTGGTGAGCTCGTCAATCTTGTAGGTTATCATCGTTGTGGTCTCATCGTGCTGTTCTCGAATTCTATACTGCTGAAAAGCATTATTGATCATGCAGACTATGATGGCTACCACGCCGGTTATCATTGCTTCGGTCATATCTGTATACCTCAATTCTAAGTATTTGCCTTGACCCCGGCAAGGGAGATAAACTGGATCACCTCCTGAGAAAGCTAGCCCACCTGTTTCTTAGTGATTTGGGGATATATTTTTCCCATACGAAATAATATTCATTGACCTGTTCGGATTCCGTCTCTGTCTCAATTACCGTTTCGGTCTCGGTCTCGCTTTCCGTCTTGTTTTTGAAATATGAATCCGGAATCACTACATTCTCAGCAGCCTTCTTCCCAGCTTCGTAGGCAGCGTCATAAGCTGACTGCATGTCTGGCATCTTTGGAGGGCTCAGCGGCGGCGTACAAGCGAGTGCCGGCAACGCCATGGCCACAACAAGTGCAGTTGATAAAAACATTAGTGTTATTTTTTTTTGCATTATTTTTCCTCACTTTCTTTTACGAGATCTTCACAACCGCTTTCGATTAAGATCTGTTCAACCTTATCTTTCAGAAGACGCGGCACTCTTTTATAAAGAGCAATCGCTTCTTCTTTTGTTTCTGAATACATAATCTTCTGAGCCCATAACATTGCCATCATTGTTTCACCTCCCTTTCCGAATAGAGATTTACATATTGCATGCTTAAAGTTGTCAAGCATATACAACTTCAGACATCTCAAGCAGACAGCTTGTCAGCATCTCAATAGTCTCCTCCTGATCTTTGACCCTTCTCTCTAGCGTCTTTTCTTTCTGTGGTTCGTAGTCCAGATATTTTTCCGGATTTTTCTCCACAGCTTCACGGTTTACGTTTTCCGCTTTTTCCCGGAACTGGTGGAAATCATATTCTAAGAACGTCTCTGTCACAGTTGTATACTGCTCTTTTTCAACCATCTGCTGGTGTTCTTCCGTGATCTCCTGTCCATTCAGGCAGATGCTTACGTCTACCATCCCGTTGTCAAGTGGCTGCCAGCTGACCGCTGGCTGTTCGGTTGTGAATCTTGCTTTCAATGCTTACCCTCCTTTTCGCGTATTTCATCAGTTGCTCTATTCCATACTTCTTTTTGAAGTGAACGGAATCTGAATTTTTGAACCAACCATAATATGAAATACAGCGGTACGCCAGATCTAGTGCTATCTCCATACGACGCTGCACCTGTTTTCTCAATCTCAGATATGCCCGTCTTGCCTGGAGGAATATGCTCCGGCGGACTTCTGTGTGGTCCCTGTAAATTTTGTATCCCATTATATCAATGCAATCTCCGTGATGCTTTCCGTCTTTTCCGATATAGTCAACCTGGAACAGTTTCCAGTTCGGTTTTATCTCCAGGCCAAGCTCGTCCCTGAAAAATTGGATCAGCATGAGCATGGCTTTCTTGACGTCCGCTTTTCGTGGTCCCAGAATCAGAATGTCATCCATGTAGAATATGATTTTGTAAAAAAGCCTTGTCCGCTTCTCTTGTCCTCTCCTTTTAGACATCTTAAAGAGCTTTTGTTCTGCATAATGATAAGCAAAGCTCAGATAGTAATTGCAAAGCCATTGGCTCAGATAGGAACCTATTGACAGGCCATGTTTGTAGGATTCAATCAGTGCCTCAACTAAATAAAGAAGGTCATCGTTCTTGACCTGTTTTCTTAAAAATCTCATGAGCTTTCCTGTGTCGATTGACGGATAACAGTGCCTTACGTCTGCCTTGGCTCCTGCTCTCGTTTTATCCGGGTTCTTCCGGATCCATTTCTCTATTGCTTTCTTCCCGTATACCTGGCCACGTCCTGGTACACTTGCGCATTGATATTTTCCTATCTTTCTTTCAAATAATTCTTTCAGAGCATTGACAGCTACATAATTGTATATCTGCTGTTTTATACTCTCCACGCCTATCTCCCTGAGCTTTCCGGAGTTTCCGTCATACCTCATGGAGTAGTGTATTTCCTGGAAATGAACATCACGCTCCTTGATTTCCCTTGCCAGATCTTCCGCTGCTCTTTCCAGCAACGGGTCCACATTGCTCCTTTTCTCCTGGATCAGTCTGCTCACAGCCCTGACAGGCAGAGATTGACCAGTTTGATACCCGGCCAGGAATCCTGCCACATCACGCCGTTTCCATTTGTCTGAAAAGCATTCCAGCATACAGGCCATGATCCAGTCTTTATCCAGTTGTATATTTTTACAGTATCGTTTCAACTGTGAGTCCTC